GGTGGGATTGTTGGCGTGACTGATGGCAGTTATGCAGCGACTGGCTATGTGGGAGAGCCGACACTAACAGGGCTTGAAAATGTAACCTATAGTGCATCGGGCGTTTTGCAAAACATAGTAGGACTGCAGTTGACACCCGGAAACTGGCTTGTTAATGCGTATGTTGTAGTACAGCCCACAATAGATACTACCAGTGCTTTTGGTGGATTATCTATTACATCATTAGATCCAAGTATCACTGGATTCGGATTAGGTCAATTTATTATGACAAATTCATTAGCGTCCACTGATTATCGGTCTCAATCTCTAGGATTGTTCATATCAGTTGGTAGTTCAGTAACTGTCTACTTAGAAACTAGCGCAACATTTACAACAGCACCGTCAATTCAAGTTCAATTAGGTGCGGTTAGGATTCGATAATTGGAGGTATATCATGGGTATTAAAATAAGTTTATTGCCGTCAATTACTACGCCAGAAATGTCGGATATATTTGCCGTTGTTCAAAGTGGAGTAACATACAAAGAAAGCATGACACAACTTTCTAGCTTATTTGCAACAGCAGGCGACAATTCAAATATTACCTCCTTATCAGGATTGACAGGTGGCATCCAAGGCCCAACTGCTATTTATGATTTAAACGGTAATGAAATGCTAGGATTTAATGCTATTTCAGATTCTGTTAACTATATTGAAATAACAAACGCATCAACAGGTGTCAATCCATTAATTAGTTCAGCCGGTACGGATTCAAATATATCAATAGGTTTGACGTCCAAAGGGAATGCCGGTGTATATTTTCAATGTGCGGTAACCGGAACAGGAACTACTATTCAAGTTGATTCTGGAACAGAGTTACAACATCAAACAAATATGGTTTTTCCTGATACGGAGGCTACACGCACCTATACGTGGCCTGATGCATCAGGGACAATAGCGCTTACTAGTGGTTCGGGCACTGTTAATTCTGGTTTAATGAACCAAATCGCTTATTATGCTACTGATGGGACTGCCGTATCGGGAGTGACTGGCTCGGGAACAGGACTGCCTGTATTGTCTACTTCACCTGAAATTACAACCCCAATTATTGCACAGATTAATGATGTTGATGGAAATGAAATCTTATTGTTAAACCCTGTAGTTAGTGCGGTAAATTACGTAGAGATAAGTAATTCAGCATCAGAAGTTGGATCCCCTATTATTTCATCTGCGGGTGCTGATACCGACATTCCCATATTAATTCAATCACAAGGGAATGCCGCCGTAATCCTCCAGACTTCAGTTCCTGGAGATAATGTTTCTCTTGCGATTAACTCAGGAACGGAAATTCAGCACAATTCGCACTTTGTGTTCCCTGATACGAACGCAACGCAAACTTATAGTTTTCCAGATGCCTCGGGAACTATAGCACTCGTCGGCGGAAGTGGTTCCCCTCTCCCCCCCACCATGCAGGTGTTTTTATCTGGAGAAGGAACATACACTACTCCAGCTGGTGTGCTTTACCTTAGTATTCAGATGGTGGGTGGTGGTGGTGGAGGCAGTGGGTCAGGTAGTTCTGGCTCTACAGGTGGTACCTCTGGCGGAGATTCGACATTCGGCTCATCACTTTTAATCTGTTCTGGAGGAATGCCTAATGGTGGTAGTCCTGGTTCATTTACTATTAATTCTCCAGCATATGGTTGGGGGGTAAATGGGGCGGAAGGTAATAGCGGTTTTTCTTCCGGATCTGCTGGCCCTCCGTCATCATTTCCAGGTGGTTCTTCTGCTTTGGGTGGTGCAGGTGCTGGTGCATTTACAGGATATGCTGGAAATTCGGCGGCTCCAAATAGTGGATCAGGTGGTTCGGGCGCGTCAGGCAGTACTACGTTTACTTCATCTAATTGTGGTTCTTCAGGTGCTTATTTAAATGCAATTGTCGCAAGTCCTTTATCGACATATTCTTATTCTGTAGGCGCTAGTGGTTCGGGCGGTGTGGCTGGGGTGGGTGGTTGGAACGGTGGCGATGGTGGATCAGGGCAAATTATAGTCACGGAGTATTATCAATAGTAAATATATTCGCAATGCCAATTGCAAGAATTGCAAAATAATTGGATTGGCGTTGTGAATATGAATGTAAAATTATTGTTAATAATAGTCGAGTAATTCATTAATTGCGTCTTTTTGATCAATTAATGAATCTTCATCAATAAAAAATGAGGGGTCTTGTACGTCTTCTTCAATACCATCAACGTTATAAAATCGCATAAATGCATACCTATGTCCAAAGGTTGCGCATCCTACAATAAACAGATTATGTGTGCAAATTTATTTTTTGTCATTCATTTTTTATTTCTCCACATAATGTACAAATAGTAACTAAAAATGAACTTGACTCAAATTCATGTGTGCACGGTTTCCCGCATAAATAGGCATAGCTGATGCGTGAATATTTACTATCTTGTAATGTACGATTTATTTCTTGGATTATATCCCGGCCACAGTCATTCTTGCATTGTGGAGAGGCGCAGTATGTCTTATCCCTGAAACATCCTAAATTCATATCATTTTCGCTCATAATTCAATCCAGTCTATAGCACAAAATGATTCAAACGTTGGAATATAGGGCGATATTTCAATGGAGGTAATTAAAAGAGTTTTTGTTTCTCTGTCTAGCGATACGTTTAATTTATTCCAATCATTACGTTTTATTGCGCATCCTTTTTGTAAATAAGGGATTGTATTTGAAAATTTATGCTCTCCTTCTTCTCCTGATATAATCCAGCCATCCGATATCATAATGTCTTGATCAAAAAGATAAGGTCCTACGACAGGTTGAAAAGACTTTACTTCATCGCCTACTTTTAAAAAATAAACTGTTTCTTTCCATGGGTACCGTGTTACTTTTGATCCAGATGTTAAACAATTCATTGCCTCTATGAAGTTCATGTGATTCCCTATCATTTTTTGAAAGTAAGTGTTTGATTATAAATACATTCTCATGTGATCAACTAATCTACTATTAATCTGTTGCGACTGGAATATCTTCTCTAGTCGCAACCATAAAATATAACACGTGATGCATTACTTTATTTGATGATTTAACAGGTGTTTGTAGGCAAACGATTCATGAGAAGCCCACGTTGTAGAGTCTTCATGGTCATAGCCCCATAATGCCCTTGGCATATAAAGGCCGCAAGCATCAAGGTATCTACTACATTTTTTAGTTATATCTTGAATGTCATTTTCTAACGAATATTTAACATCAATATTTAGATATGAGATAGGAGGATGAACCACTTTATTGTCATCTATTGTTGTACGTGCGTCATTTAACATTTTACCTATATATTGTGTATTGTCATAAAACTCACGCCATTTTTTAATATTAAATTTCATTTTATTATCCTTAATATATACAATAATTAAAAAGGTAGAATGTCATCCTTGAATTGATCGACAGGTTTACTTTCTTTTTGTATCACTATTGAACGCTTAATGTAATAGTCCACTACATTTTTGCTTGGGTATTTACTGCCATCCGGTTTACCTTTTAATTTATCTTGAGATATTTCGTCACCCTCTTGAACTTTTATTTTAGCCCTAACACAATTCCCTACTACTATTTCAGAGCATAATTTGCCTTCTACATATTGTTTTGAAACACCGGCTGAATTTGCAAAATCAATAACTTTCCAGGCCATTCCTTTTGTGAATACTAGATAATCGCGTACGTCACGCGCTTTGCCATTTTCATCAAAAACTTGCAACATAATAGCCATCATAGGGTTACCACTAGAGGAAACCCTATCTTCTGACGATATGATCACCGCATCATATTCGCCTTCTTTAAGTAGATTGAATCGTTCTTCAATTGCCTCTTCTTCTGTATAAACTTGATATGTAAACATAAATCATTCTCCTTTGATTTTAGATGTTAAATGATTGATGCATTTTTCTATTGCATCAATAGGCATTTCCTCCCACTTTTCCGAACTCGCTTTATCAAGCCACTTTTGGTACGTTTCTTGCGGAACTTTTAACAAATCAATCAGCCGAACTACTTCGGAAACCTGTTCTGGGCTAGCTAATTGCTGAGCAACGGCTTCGCGCTCTAATATGTGACGGCCATAGCGTTGTGCAATCTCCTCGTATGAGAATGGGAAGCTGTCACTATCTGGAAATGCTTCAATGCGTGACTTCTTAACAAGCCCTACTCTATGTGTTCCTCGCTTCTGAATTTCAAATACCAGATCGAAAAGGTAATCTAATTTCTTGTAGCAATCAAATGTTTGTCCTAATACAGATAGATTTGCACCATATTCGTTCTTGCTGTGTGACGTTATGATGACGTTCATATCAAGACGGAATAGCAAGTTTAAAAGTTGCTTCATGCGCTTATTTGCCTCGCCATAATGACGGCCAAATTCAGTGCCTACCTTACGCTCTGCTTTCTCTAACAGATCGTTATATAACAGAGTAAGCGAGTCTATAACTAATGTCTTATATTCATGCTTTGTCGTTAAAAGCTCTCGCACTTCATTAACCATTTCATCGAAATCAACGGTCATAAGAACCGCGCCGTCTACAGCTTCAATTGCTCTGACGTACTGTGGCTTATTTGTTGAACCTTCGGTGTCAATGATATAAGGCCGTGGGAATTGGATTGCAGCCATCGTTTTACCAACACCGGCACAACCATAAAACAATGCTTTAAGTCTTGACTCAATCATTGCAGGTTTTTTTGCTTTTAACGCCATTTTACACCTCTCTTCTTGAATAAATACGCTTCTTAGTTTGCTCTATTGCTCTATCTATGAACTGATTAAGAAGATTCATATCCCCTTTTGCATATTCAACATATGTTTTCATACGACAAATAATATCAAAGTTATTATTCATTACCTCTTCAATAGAAATTGGTGTATTACAGTTATTTACATTACTCATTTACATCTCCACTAATTATGACCACTTAAGGTCTTACGAAATAAATTCCATATGCATACCATTTCGCGCATATTCTCTAAATGGTGTGCATAAAGCATTTATCTATTCTGGGTAACATGACTCCGCACATTCTTCGCAACAATAGTCTTGGGGTTCTGACCAATCATGGTGGTGCATGTAGTCCGTTGTGTTCTCACACACATGTTTTTCACAAAAACATTGCATTTCCATTTTTTATCCTCAATACGTACTAATCATTAATGTGCATAAAGCATTTATCTACAGGGCGTATGTATAAACTTCAATACCATATAAAGACCTTTATTTATTGATAGGTATTCGATTTTATCCAATTGACTTAGTGATTCATTATCAAGCTTTTCTGTATTTTCACTGAGTTGTTTTGTAACAAAATCAGTAACTTGTTGTGTTGTAACCATGAGTATTCCTTAAAATTAAATTATCAACGAGAATCTCTAAAACAATCTATATGGCAGTACCAGTGACCACAAAGGGTTGTTACTGAATTTTCATCAAAGTGGTCATCAGTCCAACCATCGCTTAATGCTAAATCATCTGATAACGTCCCGCAGCCGGTGCATTCATATCCTGAATAATCAATTAATAATGTAGAGGCAATAGACACTCTTTCGCTAGCAGTGATTAAGTCTTTCATGATCATGATCTTTCCCCGTTTTCAAGTTTAGTGATATGTCCTATTGCTGCAAATCGTGCCTCTTGCTCAGCCTCATAATAATCATCTGATTCAATAACGCCATCATCATATGGATAACAGCCTTCAGGATAAATAAAATAGATCCATTTGTTGTCTTTAAGTTTTTTAATAGAAAAGTGATATTCACTGAATTTTTCTATCATTAGAATTTACTCCAAATGATATCGCCGCTATCACGGTCCTCATACGATTGATAACCTAATTCCGTCATTTCTGTACGAAAAAATCGTTCGCATGCATCCGATAACAAGTCATTTAAAGTGTCTTTGTAATAAATTAGAATGTTTTTGCAGATTATTTTTGCTAGTTTTTCTCGATTTATTTCTGTGTTTTCTTTAAGAAGAAATAGAATTGCACAAGTAAAATCGTTGTTAATTGTGAAGTCATCACCGAATATACACTCGCTGACTTCGCGATCTGTTAACTCTATGTATAAACGAGATAATTTGTTTTTTTCTTCAATAGATAACATATCAATTGTTAATTCGTAATGCCCATCTACATGGATTGCATGCTGATAAACAAGTTCTGATGTGTAGTTAATGAATCGTGTTTCATGGCTCATGCTTGTCATTTCCTTGACGTAATTCACTCCGAGATTAAACGGATCATCTTTCCATGATGGTTGATTTTCTTCGTAACTATGAGCTAAACTTAATTCGTTCATAATAATTCACCTATGTTTTTGATTGAACACCGAGGTTATAGGGTACGAACCTATGGCCTCAGCCCTTTACTTCTATACTATTACTTCATGTTCTTCTACTGCGAACTTGTTTTTGTCTCTACCAAAACTTTCCATCATGTATTCTGCATCTTTACGCTGTGCGTATACTCCTTCAAATGATCCATGATGAATATTGAAGAGTAAAAATACTTTTATTCCCTGGTTTCTTTCTGCTTCTGTTCCTGCGTGCAATCCTTTTATGTACCACTCAAAACATAAGTCAAACATTTTATGTTTTAGTTCGCTGTATTCATGAAACCTACAGACATGGTTTACTTGGTCTTTTAATTTTTCTTCTATTTTAATTAGTGGTGATTCCATTTAAGTAATCCTTAGTCGAATCTGCTCTGATGATATCGTCTTTTCTTTTTTTCTCTATTTTCACTTTATAATCACTAAATAATTTGTTTGCCAAATCAGTCATAGAGCAGTCTAGATGTATAGCTTGCATCTTCAAAAATTTTAATACGTCTCTATCTATTCTCATATTAAATGTTGTCATGTTTATATATTCTCTCATAATTATATCCTTTTTTGTGTTATTTAATTTAATTAAGAATACTATAGCAATAATTATTTAATTACACAATAGTAAAATACAATAAATTTCAAAAATAATTAAAATTAGATTGTTCATTTACATTAGAAGTTTACTGTATTAGGATTATTAAAAATTAAGATGTAAGCTAAGAGGGTTAGCAGCAAGTTACATCATGTTCCAAGCTGCTGGAACTTTTGAAAACAGCGTGTGATTGCAAGACCGCCAAGTTAAGTCAATCGCACTAATAGAACAACCGGACGCCAATGTTTGGCATAAAACGGCAAAGTGCGTCCATACACAGGGCAAATTATAATCATGTTTTCAGTAAATCGCAACCTTTTCTGGCACTATCCCATCTCAAACCTTATAGTTCATACATGCACAATACGTGCTGTTCTAACAATTAAAAGGATTTATCAATGAGCGTAAACAAATATCGAATTAAAAAGAATGAAGGTAATTTTACAACATTCCCAAACAAGGTACTTCAAAACTTGCGGAACATGGAGGCGCTAGGATTATATTGTTATCTTCACAGCTTACCCAACAATTGGGAATTCCATAAAAATCATTTAAAAAATCATGCCAACATAGGAATAAATAAGCTTAATACCCTTCTAAAAATCCTTGAAAAACATGCACTGATAAAGACTGTGCAGATTAGGACCCCTCAGGGTAGATTTGCACACTTTGATCTGGAAGTTGACGACGGAAGTTCCTTTATAATCAATCCCTTAGATGAAAGTTGTGCACCGTTTAATGAAAACCGTGATACGGTAAACCGTGCAACGGATAACAGCACCTATAAAAGAAATAAGATAGAAAACAAAGAAAGTAAAAAAGAAATATCTAAAAACAATAGTGCATCTGACGATGCACCAACTAGCCAAGAATGTTCTTTTGATGAATTTTGGAATGGGTATCCCATAAAGAAAAACAAGGTACGAGCAAAAAGGATATGGGACAAAAAGAAGCTAAATAAAATAGGGATCCTAATCTGCGAGGATATAAGCAATCGCCAATCCAATGACAGTTCATGGGCTGATGAGCAATTCATCCCTCACCCCTCAACTTATCTACAAAACGAACTATGGAATGATGAAATAACTAAAAAATCTTTTAAAAAATTCGAACACCCTGTAACGGCATCTATTCGAGAGTTTAAGCAAATCTATCAATCACGCGAATGTAAGGCATTGTTAAACTAGGGATTGTTGATGGATAAGTTTAATAGCATGCATGCTAAAGCGTTGTATTTGAGGTTTGCCGCCATTTATGACCATAAGTTTGTCAAGAGCTACCACGAAGAAGAGTTTAAATCTCTTTGGGAGAATGAGTGGTGTTTCGGTCTTCAAGATGTGAATGTGAACACAATCAAGGAAGCATTGGACTATTGCAGAAAAAACGTTGACTGGCCGCCCAGTATTTCTGAGTTTATAAAAATATGTGAATCTCACGATGGCTTCCCCTCGCTTAGTGATTGCTTAAAAGCTGCTATGAAGCGTGAGTTCAATCACCCATTGGTTTTAATGTGTTATCAAGCCGTAGGCAATTGGGCTATGAAAAATGAAACTGAAAAGGTTTTGGATTCTAAATTCAAATCAGCCTATGCGGACTCCTTAACTAAATTTAGAGAGAACAAACAGAGTAGCTGGAGGTTGCTAGAGGCATATAATCAGCGGCCAAAAGAAATTCCTGCACCGTCTAAAATCCCAACCACCAGCGAAAGCAAGGCGTTTCGGGAATGCATGAGCAAATGCCAAGAAATATTAAAAAGCAAAAAGATTGCTGGCGGTGGCAAGACTTACAAAGAGTTTGACGAAAACAAGATTAAGAAAGGCCATAAAGAGTTCAGCCAAGCTGTTTTTGATGAGTACAAGGCTTACTTGATGAGTATTCCTGAAACTGAAACCATGATTTTACCGCCTGTGTACTTAATGGATCGCAACAGGTTTCTAAACATGCGTGAGCAGCCTCAGTTGCTTCGTGATATGGGGTACATACATACACACCTTGTTACAGAGAAGTCGTCCGAGAGGCCCATTAAATCGCCTTCTATGGACTATAAGAGTTGGGTTCATGACAAATGAATCGTGGATTATGGATTTCTCGTAAAAATTACCTACTGACTTTGATAAAAAAAGTATCAATTGGGTTCGGTGGAGATGATATTAAATTTTTGAATGAATATTGCCATGATATATTGCAGAAATATCCTGATGAGCAAATTGAGCAGGTAATTGAATGCTATCGTTTACTTGAAGGGCAAATAAAATATAGAAAATAAGTGAGGCAAGGATGGCCGAAATTTTAAAAATAGCGACAGAGAATCAAGAGCAACGTGCATTGGTGAAATGGTTGAGTTATCACCCTGTATTGAAAGATTTTTATTGTAAAAATAACAATGAAGGTAAGCGTACTGCAGCGCAAGGATGGAATTTAAAATTAATGGGATTAAGGCCTGGGGTAAGTGATATTTTTGTATACTACCCGACTAAAACTTATGCTGGTTTGTGGCTTGAGATTAAGCGTAACAAAAAATATACTGCTTCTGAAAGACGCACTGATACATGGATTGCACAGCAAGAATTTATTGAAAGAGTTAAAATGGTTGGCTATGCGGGGGAATTCTGCTATGGTTTTGTTGATGGGCAAAACATTATAACAAGTTATCTCTCGACTTGATTCTAGTGGCCATCTTCCATGCTAAGCGGCTTACCGCTTTCCCCCGAAAGGGGGATTTTATATTGTTCGATTTTAATAGATTAAGCTCAAAGGGGTCTTGTTAAAATGCCTAAATTTAGTCAAGAATCGTTTAGTAAGCTAAGTACATGCCATCCTGATTTGCAATGCTTATTTTATGAAGTGATTAAAAATTTTGATTGCACAATTATTGAAGGATATCGAAACCAAGCCGATCAAGAAAAAGATTATGCGGCTGGGAAAACAAAACTTCACTATCCTGAAGGCAAACATGATAGACAGCCGTCCACTGCTGTTGATGTGATGCCGTATCCCGTTGATTGGAATAATAACCACCTCTCATTATGGTTTGGCGGTTACGTCATGGGGATTGCACAGAAATTAAAGGATGAGGGTAAAATGACTCACGCTATACGCTGGGGCGGCGCATGGGATGGCTTGGGCAAGCTAGATACTAAGGCTCAGCTTGATGATGCTGACCATTTTGAGCTAATTTTATAATCATGCGTACTATTAGGGATTACATTAAAAGTAAGCCTAATATTGCTATGTCCATCCCTACATTTCTCTGTTTTGTGCAATTTATTGTAAGTCTTGTTAATATTATTAAGACACGCCAATTTAATTATGAAGTGGTAGTGCAACTTTTATCATCACTTGACGGATTTGAAGCGGTTGTATTATGTGCAATTATGTTGGCATTGAAAGAAAAAAAGAATTAATATATTTTTATTGAAATAAATATACCAAAGGATTGGTGGAATGACCGCTTTACCGATGCATGAACAATGTACTCGTCCAATTGCGATATTAAGGCCGTTTGATCAAAACTCACGAACTCATAGTGACCACCAAATAGAGCAGCTATGCAAATCTATACATCAGTTTGGTTTCACAAATCCTGTGCTTATCGATGAAAATAATACAATTAGCGCAGGGCATTGTCGTGTTGCCGCAGCAGATATAGTTGGAATTAACGAAATACCCTGTGTGATACTTAAAGGGTTATCCGACGTTGAAAAAGCTGCTTACGTCATTGCCGATAATAAGCTAGCGCTTAATGCGGGATGGGATCTGGATATACTTCATAATCAATTTGATTATTTGAAATCTAATGATTTTAATCTGGAGTTGACTGGATTTAGTCTCGAGGAACTATGTGATTTATTGCCTCACGAAGAGATTGAAGTATTTTGTGATGAAGATCATTGCCCTGATGTTCCTGAGGAGCCTATTGCCAAGTTTGGGGATGTTTGGTTGTTGGGTGAGCATCGGCTAATGTGTGGTGATTCGACAAGCATTGATGCGGTTGATAAGCTGATGTCTGGCACTAAGGCTCATATGGTTTTTACTGATCCTCCTTATGGTATAAATGAAGAAACAGACCGCGATTTTGCATCTAGAACGCGCGTTGCCAAAGGCAATAAGTTTAGCAAGATTATTGGCGACGACTCTATTGATACAGCATTAGCGGCTTATTCAATATGCGAAACATTATCAGATATTATTTGCTATTGGGGTGGAAATTACTATGCTCATAAAATACCACCTTCTGCATGCTGGTTAATATGGGATAAGCGTGTTGAAGAAAAGCAACGTGACATGAATTCGGATTGCGAAATGGCTTATGTTAAACACCCTACAAAAGAATCTGTAAGAATATTTAGGCATTTATGGAAAGGTATGATTAAAGGTTCAGAGCATGGTGAGGGTAGAGTTCATCCTACTCAAAAACCTATTGCACTTGCAGAATGGTGCTTTAATGAGTTAAATCCAAAAGGTGAAACTGTATTGGATTTATTTGGTGGCTCTGGCTCAACATTGATTGCGTGTGAAAAACTAAAACGTAAATGCTACATGATGGAACTTGACCCAAAGTATTGCGATGTTATTGTGAATCGTTGGGAACAGTTTACAGGTAAGAAGGCGGTGCTTGATGAAAAATCCTAAACCTATCGGTCGTCCAACCAAGCTAACGCCTGAGGTTAGAGAGAAGATATTAGTAGCTATAAGAAAAGGCGCTCCCTATCAACTAGCTTGTGATTATGCTCGAATAGATGTGTCTACATTTTGCAAGTGGAGGATTAGAGCAGAGGTCAATAAAGATCCATTGTTTGTAGAATTTTTCCAAGATTTAAAGGAAGCTGAAGGCCATACAAGTCTTATATGGCTTGATGTAATAGACAAAGCAATGAAAGAGGGCCAATGGACAGCCGCCGCATGGAAGCTTGAAAGAAGGCATTACAAGCACTTCAGTAATCAAGCTGGTATGATTGAAATGAATCAGAGACTTGAGAAAATAGAGGAAATTAAAAATGAAAAATGCATTGGACAAGAAAGCAGTGAAGAAGATGATCAAGAATTCTGAAGTGAAGGACAAAAAAGAAGATAAAAAAATGATGGGCAATGTTGTACTGAAAGATAAAATGAAGAAGAAAGATTGCAAATACTAAGGAGCATGACATGAGCGGAAAATATGTATCTCAAAAAGAATCGCGCGGTTACAATGACCTGGCACCTGAAGTGGTCAGAGGAAAGCGTGTGCAACAAGAAGCTTTTGCTAAATCAGATGCATGCCGAAATCTACCTGCTCAAACAATGGATAATTACGGTAAGAAAGATTATAAATAATACGTATTGACTAATAACAAGGAGTTTGTCATGAGTTTAATGAGCGCATTTATTACCAGTAATTTATTGCCCGCCATAGAGAGTGAATTATTAGCTCACGAGCCTGAAATTCAAGCGCAGATTATTAATGAATTAGGTGCGTTATCTTTGCAAATCGGTGAATGGGTTGCAGCTAAATCATCGTCTATATTGCCTTCTGCTCCAGCATCGGAGTAATTGCTATGCCGCTTATTAAAGGCGCTAAGCCAGGGACTAAAGGGTTTAAGCAAAACATAGAGACCGAAATTAAAATAGGCAATAAGCCACCTAAGCAAGCTGTTGCTATAGCCTATGCCGAATCTCGATCAGGGAAGAAAACTAAGAAAAAAGGGAAAAAATAAATGGCTAAGTTAGATACCAAAGAACGTAAGAAACTCCCTAAGGGCGAATTTGCTTTACCGGAATCTAGGAAATATCCGGTTGATACCAAAGCAAGAGCCGCAAATGCAAAAGCACGCGCTTCTGAAATGGTGAACAAAGGTAAGCTCTCCAAGTCATCGGAAGAAAAGATTGATGCCAAAGCAGATAAAGTATTGAGTCGAAAAAAAAGTAAGCGGACAATGCCCTGAGTGTGGTGTGCTATTTATTGATTGCACACCTGTTGGATTGAATACAAAGGATCAGCATGGAATCGATAAGAAATAAATGGACTCCGTCTACAAAAGAACCCAAAAAGAGCAAAGATAAATCGAGTTTGAATGAACATATTCCTACACTGACTAAATCAACGATGATAAAAACATTACGTGGAGTTAGACGATAAATGCAATGTACTTCGTGTGATTATCCTGATACCTGTGTTGTTAAGACAACTCAAGATGACAAACTTAATCAGATTTATCGTCGACGTGAGTGCATTCGATGCGGTACACGTTTTACAACTCAAGAGCATTCGAGGGAAAATTACAAGCGATCTGATTATAAAACACCACAACCCAAGAAGATTTTAGATAAATGATGAGTGCATCGCAAATTAGAAAGCGAATCGCAGACATCGAGCTGCAGTGTAAAAAAGGTGTGCAAAAACAAATCTCTATTAACAACAATGGAATGGTGATACATGCTAACGACGGCGATAAAATCTATGTACCTACTCATACTGGCAACCTTGCTCACCTCGATAATAACTTTGTGCGTGTCATCATGGGCCCTTACGGAAGCGGCAAGAGTACATGGGCTATTACTGAAATTGTCAAGCGAGCCTGTGCAGGACCAGTGTGGCATGCAGGACGACGGCGCAGCAGATGGGCAATCGTACGAAATACAACAGGCGAATTAAGTAGTACAACACTTGCGTCATGGCTGTCATGGTTTGGCGAATTAGGTGATATTCGTAAACGTCAAAAACCATTGTTAACTTACGAACATTCATTTAATGATGGCAATGGGATAGTAGAGCTTGAATTGCTATTTATCGCATTAGATAGGCCTGAGGACGTACGAAAGATTAAATCGCTAGAGTTGACAGGGTGCTACATTAACGAGCTTTCCGAAGTCCCGCATGCGGCGTTAGCACACATGAAAGGGCGAGTAAATCGTTACCCTTCTAAAGCGTTTTGTACTGAACCATATTGGTCTGGCATTATTGCCGATACGAATCCACCCGAAGACGATCACTGGATTTTTAAAGACTTTGAGCAAAACAAGTATGAGCACCATAGGCTTTTTAAACAACCGCCCGGGCTAATAAAAAATGACGATAATAAGTATGTGCGAAATCCTGATGCTGATAATGCTAGTCATTTACCTGATAATTACTACGAAATGCTGGCAGAAGGACAATCCCAGGAGTTCATCAAAGTTTTTTGTCTTGGAGAATATGGTGCTGTCGGTTTTGGTAAGCGGGTGTACCCTGAATTTAATCCAGACTTTCATGCGCTAGATTCACTTGATGCAATTCAAGGGGAAGGATTAATATTGGGCTGGGATTTTGGGCTGACTCCAGCTTGTGTTGTTGTGCAATTATCAGCCAGGGGCCAGTTACTAATCCTCAAAGAGTATCAAGGCGATGGAATGGGAATTAGGACTTTTGCGGAAAACATTGTAATTCCTAGTATTGCAAAAGATTTTCCTTATTGTAAAGTCAGAACATCTGTAGCCGATCCAGCGGGGAATGCGCGAAATGAAATTATTGAGGAAATGTCATGTATTGGTGAACTCAGTAGTCTTGGAATTTATACAGTTGCTTCTCGTACTAATGATATTGATCCTCGTCTTGCTTCTGTGAGGTACTTTTTAAACAAAATGGTTGATGGTAAGCCAAGTCTCGTTCTTGATAGGCGAAAATGTCCGTCATTGTTCAAAGGATTTGTAAAAGATTACGTATTTGCTCGATTAGCTGTTTCAGGTGAAGAACGTTATAAAGATAAACCTAATAAAAATATGTCGAGTCACTGTATGGATGCGCTAGGATATGCATGTCTTGAAATGGCAAGTGATAGGATTGCATCCGATAAAATGATAGACAAAAAAGATATTGATATGTTTAACCCTATCATGAGGATATTTTAATGCAAAAAGTACGCTGTAGATTTTGTAGTAAATATGTTGATGAGTATAATGAAAATAAAATGTGTGAGCTATGCCAACATGAACACAACACTATTTTTATTCGCGTCATGAAACGTTATGATATTTTACTCGAATCTAGATCAGATAGATAAAAATGGAAAATAATATTTTAAATAATGATATAAAAGAGTTATTGCTAGAAGTCATGGACTTGCACTCAAGAATTAATGCACTAGAAAAAAAATTAGAAAAGTGTGACGCTGTAAACGAATGTCATAGATGTATAAATTGTGACTGTGATTAAATATTAACTAAGGATCAAACCCATGTTTAGTAAATCAGAACAAGATCAAATTACATTAATATTAAATTTTGCAGGACAAGCTAACGGCGTTGTTCCACGGGATGGTAGATTATATTGCCCCAATGCAACATTAGAGCAAGTTTCCACAGCAGGATTTTTAGATCAATTTCTTCATACTCAAAATATTGCATTATTACCCACTGATTTCGTATTAACTGTCGCATCAGATGGCCATCAAATTTTTAAACCTGTATTCTCAAATGGCTCTTGCCAGTTAACGGTTTTGCCATAAATAACATAATTTAAAATCAATAAAATAGGATCTAATATGACTCAAAGTAATGAAAAAAAATATGTAATTGTACGCTCTAATTATGCCGGATGCTTTGCTGGGTTTTTAGAGCAAAGGAATGGCCAAGAAGTTGTTCTAAAAAACGCACGTAGACTGTGGATGTGGCACGGCGCAGCAAGTCTAAGTCAACTAGCAATGGAAGGCACCAAACTGCCTGAGAAATGCAAATTCCCATGTGAAGTTGACAGAGTTGAGGTATTAGATGTCATTGAGATATTAGATGTAACAGAAGCCGCACGATTGAGTATATTAAGCGTTCCGGTCTGGTCTGCTTAATGAGCATTGAACTATATAACTTTGGCTCTAGCTATGGCTCTGGCTATGGCTATGGCTATGGCGATGGCTATGGCTGTGGCGATGGCTATGGCGATGGCTATGGCTATGGCTCTGGATCTGGCTCTGGATCTGGCTATGGCGATGGCTATGGCTATGGCTATGGATCTGGCTCTGGCTATGGCTATGGCTATGGCGATGGCTATGGCTGTGGCGATGGCTATGGTTCTGGGTATGGCGATGACTCTGGCTATGAAAATGGCTCTGGCTCCGGCTATGGATGGGGTGATGGCTCTGGCTCTGGTAATGGCGCCGGATCTAATAGTGATGATAGTTATGAATAAGGTTATTCCTTGGGTTATTCCTTGGATTATTGCGACGGTTTTGGCTATGGTTTTGGCTCTGGCTCTGACTCTGGCTGTAGCTCTGGGGAATCTAGATGACGACTGAACTATATAACCCGGAATATGGTACGGGATTTATCGATTACTTTTTTTATGACTATGGTTCTGGATCTGGTGCGGGTTGTGGTGAAAGCTCCGCAAGTGGGGATGGTTCTGGTTGTGTATCTGGTAATGAATATGGTTTTGGTTCTAGTTCTGGATCTGGTAATGACTATGGTTGTGGATCTGGTTCTGGCTATGGTATGGGCTCTGGCTCTGTCTTTGGCTCTGGGGAATCTAGATGACGACTGAACTATATAACCCGGAATATGGTGATGGTGATGGTTCTGGCTATGGCGGTAGGATGGCTAGAGAATCTGATTGATTAAATTATTTTAAACAACAAGGAGAAGTGAAGATGTTATTTCAAGATGCATTAGTTCAACTGCAAAATGGTGTTCCTATGGTTAGAGGAAATTGGTCTGAACAAGATGGTTATTTACAATTAATGACAGGTATGCAGTATGTTTGGAAAATCGTGTTAATACCTAATCCTAATGCAGGTAACTTTATTTTTTCAGTCGATGACTTTTGGGCTGATGACTGGATGCCTTTCGTTGCTGCTGTAGCACCTGTAGAAGCTATTGACGCATCACCCGCAGAATAATACCCTCTTAGTTTAGAGGTTTTAGAATGACTTAGGCATAGAAGTGTTTAAGTCATTCTTTATGGATAATTAACCCAATGGATGGGGAATACATGGAAATCATTGCTCATGAGCGAAACGTCGAAGAAGTTAATGCACTTAATGACGATTTAATCGAACGACTAAACGAAGCAGGTATTGACGAAGCTGAAGTATTGAAACAAGCCCGTGATGACATGGTGCTTTGGGATGGATATTTCGGCGAGAACTCAGTACGTGGTAAAGATGACATGAATTTCTTATTGCGGGACCAATGGTCTGCGGTAGAGCGATCTGAATTTAGCCGCTTATTCAAACCCGCTATGACATTCAATAAACTTTATGACCCCGTTAAAAAAGTAGCCGGTGAACAACGAAAAAATAAACCCGATTTAATGGTACGTTCCTTAACAGGTCAAGCAGATCAAAAACAAATTGATTTAAGGGCTGACTTAGTTAGGACAATATCTTATCAATCTGAAAATGATTTAGTTTATCAATCTGCATTTAATCAAGCACTCATGATGGGGTATGGTGCGTTTGAAATTAGTCTAGAGTATGAAAATCCAAAATCATTCAATCAGGTGATCCGATATGAATTAATTCCTGATGTAACACGTACGTCATTTGATCCCACGGCAATGAAACCGCATAAAGGAGATGGAAACTTTTGCGCTAGACAATATGTATACACAAAGGAAGAGTTTTATGCAACTTACCCTCATATCCTTAACCCTGTGTCTTATGCTGACCCTAGATCACTGCTTGATTTTCAATGGGAAACACGCGATACAATCGTGGTATGTAAGTATACGCGTAAAGAGTGGTTTCCTTTAAAACTATATTTATTATCTGATGGCCAATCGGTCACTGAAGATGAATGGGAGGAAATGCAACCTGAAATCAAAATGCAAAATGAGTTAGCTGATGCATCAGAAATAGTAGGCGATATTATTAGAAAAACTATTCCTATGATTGTTGGCGAACGAATGAGTAAAGATTACAAGATTAGGCAATACGTTCTCACTCAGAATCAAATCATTGAGTTTACGGAATGGCCATCTAAATACTTGCCAATTATATTTGTGGATGGAAACTCAAACTTTATCAATGGACAGCAGTACACGCGGTCATTCATCCATGAAGCAAAAGACGCACAGAAATTTATAAACTATGTTGGTTCGGAAATTGCAGCAGAGATTAAAAATAGACGACGTGAACAATGGATAGGAACTGCGGACAATATTTTAGGTCAAGAACAAATGTGGCGTAATCCTGAATTACAATCAGGAATGTTGATAGCAAAACCCGATCCAAAAACGGGATCAATGCCTCAGAAAATGCAAGCGTGGGAATTGTCCAGTACATTGTTGCAACAATTCCAACGTGGCGGCCAAGATATACGCGAAATACTTGGCTTTTCTGAAAATGAAGCGCTCCAGGGACACGATATGTCCGGCAAAGCGAGACGCGAAAGGAAGTTAGAGGGCTCTATGTCGGCCTATGTCTGGTTTGATAACCTAAATCAAGCGATTGAACAAGGTGGACGTGTAGTACTTGACCTGTTGCCAGTTATTGCAGGAGAAAATGAACGGCATATGGTCATATCAAAAATTGATGGACGAACCGAATCAATCACGCTTAATAAAAACATTGGAGAGGATGAGAATGGCAAGCCCACTCTTGAAAATGTATTAGATCGCGGAAATTATGACATTGAAATTGATACAGGACCAAGTTTCGCAGTGCAAAAAGAAGTGTCATTAGAGTTCATGCAAGAAACACTGGCAGTTTATCCCCAAGCTTTCCCATTGATTGCTGATTTATGGGCTAAAAATCTAGATGTTCAATTTATGCCGCTTATGGCAGAACGGTTTAAGAATTTAGTTCCTCCAGAAATATTGGCTAAAGAAGAAGGTAAGCCAGCGCCTCCTCCTAAACCAAATCCTCAGCAAATGATGGCCGAACAACAAATGAAGATGCAAGAGCAACAAATGATGATGAATGAACAAAAAATGCATCTTGAAGAACAAGCACTCATGGAGCGCATGGAAGAGCTTAGAATTAGAAAAGAAAAACATATGCTAGAGCAGGCTGAAATGATTCTAAAAGCTAAACAAATGCAATCTAAAATGGGACTGGAACAGCAGAAAATTAAAATTGATCACGGTAAATTATTACTGGATGCAGACAAAGTAGAGAAGGACTTTTCATCAACAATCGCGTCAGTTTTATCTGATATCCACCGGCATAATCATCCGCATAAAAAACAATAGAAGTGGTTTTAGGTATACCTATGGGCTTTAACATTAAACTTATTGGCCTATAATTGTAAAGAACAGGGGAAGGATCCCTTAGGGTTTCAGGCCTACCGTATGGTCTAGGACACAGAATGTGTCGAGATGGAGAACGAAGTCATGGACGATGACAGAAATGCTTTTGCAGGACAAGTAAGCGGTGATGATGAAGATGGACAAACAGGTGCTGTAGATCCTGGTTACTCTGATGAGGCGGAAGCCAATGCAGTTGAACAGGAAAACGCAGGACAGGATGATCCATCAGTCGTAATAAAAAAACGACTAGGCATGCAGGCGAAGAAACATCAGCGAGAAATTAGGCAAATGCAAGAGCAGATGATGCAAATGCAAGCTCAATTTCAAAATGCTAATATGGATTCGGCTAATCCAGCTAATCATCAAAGCCATAGTAGCAATCCTTATGCATCACCTGGACAGCCTAGCTCTCCTGGAATGTCAGAAGAGGAGCGAATACACAAGGCCGTACGGTTTGCTCTTGGCGCGAAGGACCACGAAGAGAGACAAGCTAAAGAAGCACAGCATGCGAATCACGTACATAAGCAATATCAACGCTTAAATGACGAATTCGACAAAGCTTCTGATAAGTACGATGATTTTGATGAGGTAGTGCGAGGCGATGATATTCCGTTTTCGCATCATGTGCGGGATGCACTGTTACTCATTGAGAATCCAGCTGAAGTGGCTTACAAATTGGGCAAAAACAAATCTGAACTCGAAAGAATTTCAAGACTCCACCCACTAGATCAAGCACGTGAAGTGAATAAGTTGTCATTTAGTTTGATGGGCGGAAAAGATGCGAAATCATCAAGCCACTCTAAAGCGAGTCCACTAGGAACGCTCAAACAAAATCCGGCTCATTCATCAGCGTCAATTACGGACAAAACGCCTCCTTCAACTATAAGGGCGCGTATGAAAGCTGGCACATGGAAGTAGATGCGGGGTTTTAAGGATAAAACTCTAGAAACCCGATGATACGGCCAGGTGCCATTTAATGGACTAAGTGGAGACCGAGCCAATGGCTAACCAATTTATTACAACCGATTTAGTATCGAACACCGCTCTAGCAATGTTTGCAAATAATGCACCATTTGTTATGACAGCAAGCAGAATTTATCAAGACGATTTTGTATCTTCTGGGTATAAAATCGGTGATACGTTACAAGTTCGTAGACAAAACCATTTTATCGTTGGTGATGGTAGCGTTGCAACGCCCCAATCAATCATTGAAACTGTAGAGACAATCGTTATTGCGCATCAATATAACGCATTGATTGCTTATACCATTCAAGATTTATCTTTACGTATTGAAGACTTTTCCCGTCTGTTTATTGCTCCCGCAATTCAGGAAATGATTACACAGATGGAAAAAGATATTGGAAGTGCAGCCGAATCTGAATTGAATTTCTTTACCGGTACAGCAGGCGTACCGATTAACTCATTTACTACCGTTGATACGGCGGGTGCTAAATTGCTGGAGCAAGGTGTCAATATCGCATCTGATGCTTACATGGCAATGACAGTTCGAGATGGTAGCTCGTTAAAAGGCGCTTTACTGAATAACTTCACTCCAGTATTCAACGAAGATATCGTGCGTTCATCAGCAATTGGGCACTTGTCGTATTTTGACATTTTCCAATCTCAGAACATTAAGCATCATATTGCTGGTGCAGGTCCACAATTGCATTCATCCGATGATTTGTTAGTGAATGGCGCTGTGTCCTCCGGTAATACAATTGTTATGAATGGCGCAACGGCTAGTGTAACCAATTATTTCTTAGTTGGCGATCTAATCTCAATTGCAGGTGTTCAATCTGTTAACCCAGTTGGGCGTGCATCAACAGGCCAAGATATGCAATTTGTTATTACGGCCAATGCAAGTTCTGATGTTGGTGGCAACATAACTGTGCTAGTCAGTCCTGTAATCATTTCAGACACAACGAATCCTAACCGAAATGTTAGTAACCCTGTTCCTGACAATGCGCCAGTTACAATGATTGGAAGTCACAACGTTAATGTGGCTTATCCTAGTCGTGGGCTTGATATTGTTTGCCCTCCTTTGTACAAATTGCAAGTTCCTTATGCATCTGTGGCGGTAGATCCAGAAACAGGGCTATCACTTGCAGTTACGCAAACGGGTGACATTCTTGGTTATCAAAACTATATGCGTATTGACTTATTGTGTGGCTTCTCTTGGCATCCACAATATGCGACTGTCGTTTTATCATAAGGAATTGCCCGATGCTGACTTGTATTTTTCACCCGATTGATGCTATGCGTGTAGTAGAGCAGGAAGAGGCGGAACAACTGTTAGCAAAGGGCGTCTGGTTTGATTGTCCGGCAAAGGCAAAGCAATATAGAGTAAAGATAGAAGATGAGATTAAGAAGGACTCTCGGAAGGCTGAAAAGTCTTGTACGAAAAAAACAAAGGAGTAATGACATGAAAGACAACAAAATGGTTCAATCAAATAATGCGTTTGTAAAAGCAGAGCAAATGAGAATGAAAGGACATATGGGTAATCGTCCTGTCATGAAAAAAGAAATGGAAGAGTTTAACGCGTATATGAGCAATGATGGCGCGAATGCACAAGATTTTGGACGCAAGTTATGTAAAGGTCTTGAAGATGCATTCCCTTTGAAATAATGAGTCGAAATTATCGACATGTTGAGGCTGACGTGTCGATTTTCTTGTACTTATTAAATATGAGGGATGGCTCATGCCACAAGTAACGAAGACAGTTAATCAGTTAATCGTTAATTCACTTTATTTGTTGGGTGAGTTAGGTGAGGGCGAAACTCCTGATAGTTTTATGTTGTCATCAGGCGTTGAGTTACTTAATGAATTACTAACGAAATTCGCCGCTGATAGTATTTATATTCCTTATATAACTGAATTGAATTTTAATTTTATAGAAACGCAGCCTACGTATTCTATTTCAGATATTGTACCGTCTGATGTAGTAGGCAATCGGATTGTAGACTTATCATATGCTAATTATACGGTTCCTAGTGCTGGCCAAGGCATTATTTATCCATTACAAATCATTAACAAGGCTCAATATTATGGCGTAACACGAATACTGCCATTAAATACACGACCAGGATTTATTTTTCTTGATAAACAAGATGTAGAAAGTTTTATAACGGTTTATCCCGCACCCGATCAACCTTATCCCTGTTTGTTAGGGGTTAAAAGTATGATCAACAGTTTAAGTGCCAATGATACACTTCAAGAATTACCACCATTTTATTACGGATTTTTAAAGTATTGTCTGGCTAGAAAATTTTTATCCTATTATCCTTCAGGAAATTGGCCTGATACATCTGAACAAGAATACAAGGATTATTTTGAAACAATTAAAAATGCTAATGAAACTGATATTACAGTTAGACCGTCTGCAATACTAAGTCGAGCCGAACCGTTCTATTGGCAAAATATTTTGGCGTATTAGTATGCGTAAAGACTACGACTTAGTCGGAAGCTATGATAATCAACGTGTGAGCACTATTAATGCTGAGCGCACTGTCAATATGTTTGAGTACATGGATGAGAATGGCAAACGCCCTAAAGTATTGTTACCCACAAGTGGTTTAATCGATTGTGAATTGATCTTAGGCACCGAAACAGGTGGAGCGCGTGCCACTTTTGTTTTTAATAATGCAATATACAACGTATATGGTGCATCTGTATTCAGAACAACTGGAACAACAGGGGCATTAGTCACCTCATTGATAGGCACATTAACTACAACTGAAGGCTATATTGCAATCGATGCAAATACCTATCAAGTAATTTTTATTGATGATGCAGGGAATTCTGGATACATTTGGGATATCAATGCGAATACTTTTAAACAAATCACTGATACGGGATTCCCCTCGACACCGATAGACGTATGTTATTTAGATGGTTTCTTTTTAGTTGCGAATGGGGACACTAACAATTTTCAATTATGTGAATTCAATCAAGGAATGGTATGGAGTGGCGGCACGTCATCTTACACAGCAGACGCGACTACTGATATCATTACTTTAGATACTAGTGGCGCTAATTTTGCAACAGGGGTTCCGGTTACTTTGACAACAACAGGGACTTTACCAGCACCTTTTGAATTAGATACTGTTTATTATTCCATATTAATTACGTCTCCTAGCACTAATCCTGCTCAAATTAAACTAGCATCTAGCTATGATAATGCAATCATGGGTATTGCTATCGATATTACTGATGCGGGAACTCCCGTCAATACAGTGACGGTTACAGGTGAGATTCAATTAGGCAGTATGACATCGCACCCTGGCACAATTGTCGCGTGTCAAACGCTTCATAGGCGTATATTTTTGTTTTCACAGAACTATACGGAAGTGTGGGAGAATGCAGGAGCTGGAACTAATTTGCCTTTCAGGCGCAATAATTCATTGCTCATGGAGGTAGGAACACCGGCATTAGGTAGTGTAGTGGTTGGGTTCGATCGATTATTCTTCTTAGCCCAAGATAAAGATGGCTTGGCAGGCGTAATGGAAGTGCGGGGAACTGAGGCGGTTCCTGTAAGCAATAGGGCGCTTGATTATCAGTTAGGTCAATATGCCGCAAATCCATTAACAGGTGTTGCTGATGCAAGAGGAATTCTTGTGAAGGAAAACGGTATTATTTTTTACCGATTAAACTTTACTCTAGCTAATCATACCTTTGTTTTAAATGTATCGATGAGCACCGTTGAGTCACCCAAATGGCATGAAGAAGAAGTATTGAATGGCAATAGGCATCCGGCGCAAACTCATGCATACTTCGATGGTGTAAACTATTACGGTGATTATGCTAATCCATTGTTTTACATTGTTGATCCACAAACGCCGACTAACAATGGTGAGACAATTAGACGCATGCGAATCGGTAGGCAGATTACGCCTGAAGGCTATAATCGTTTGAGAATTGATAGATTCCAGATTGATGTGTTGCAAGGCCAAGAAGACATTGAGCAATTCAATGAGATTGACCTAACTACTGAAGATAATAATGATTTATTGACTGAATCTAATCATAATATCATTATTGAAGAACAGCTTGTGAGCGGCGGTGGAAATCCTGTTATATTCTTAACTATATCAAAAGATGGTGGACAAACTTACGGTAATTACTTACAAGCAACTATGGGTAAGATTGGCGAAAGGACTCATAGGACCGTTTGGCGTAAGTTAGGCACTACTCCCAGAGGACAAGGATTTGTTCCTAAAATAGAATTCTTTAACGAAATATATTTTATTATTCTAGGTGCTGCCTGGGATTTTGATATATTACCGGAGTAAATGGATGGCTAGAGATTTTGATAATTTTCCAACTTATGACCCTGTTATTAGGGACCAGGTGTACTTAAGTAGTGTATGGTCCAATTTTATGGCTACATTTGTTGAATCATTAAGAGAATATTTATCATCTACTGGCACGTTCATACCTAGTTTAACAGTCGCTCAATTGAATACTATTAATAACCCACAAGAAGGACAGATGGTTTATGTTAGCAATGCAAATACACCGGCATCACCTAGAACCGCACAATTAAGAATTTGGCAGGTGGTTTCTGGTGTTGGACAATGGACTGTAATTGTATAAAATTACATAATGCACTATCACAAGGAATGTGAAGATGAGTTTTAATTCAGGAATGTTTTCTAGTGGGCTTGGAGGATTGTTTGGAGGTCTGTTTGGTAATTCAGGCAAGCCATATGATGCATACCAACAATGGGCAGAAAAAGCCGCTCAACAGCAACAACCTTATACTCAGGCTGGTGCTCAAGGCCTTAATAATTATCAGGAGTGGCTTAATAGTCAAAAAAATCCAACTGAATTTATTAATGGCTTGATGGGCGATTATAACGAAAGTCCTTATGCACAATATCAACAAAAACAATCATTACGTGCAGGACAGAATGCGGCGTCTGCTAGTGGATTATCAGGAAGCACCCCATTAATGCAGCAGTTACAACAAAATGCCGGTAATATTTCCTCACAAGACCAAAATCAATGGTTACAAAATGTATTAGGGATTAATACGCAATATGGTCAAGGCCAACAGAATTTAATAAATGGCGGACAAAACGCCGCAAACTCATTAGGTAATATATACAATAATCAAGGTGAAGCTGCGTATGGTGGTCAAGCAGGAAAACAACAAGACTTCTGGAATACAGTAGGCGGCGGGCTTGGCATTTTTGGAAGTTTTTTATAAGGATTAATCATGGCATTACCCTTACCACGTGTTGTAGCTGATGTTGGACCCGGTGGACCACTAGTTACTGCTATGGGCGGTATCAATTCATTACATAATGATATGATATTGCGAAAAATAAACGAAATTAAAGCCCAGTATGCTCCCGTGACTGCTCAAGCAGAGGCCGCATCAAAATTAGCTTATGCAAATTTAATGGGACCTCAATTTTTAGCAAAAATAATGGGAAATGATTCTGCTCTTGCAAATCTCAGCGAAGATCAAAAAAACAATGCTTTGAATATGATTTATAAGGCTGGTACTGGTGGTGGATCAGGAAATGCTATGATTAATAATGTGGCGAGTTCATCTAATGATGATATGCCGTCATATTCTGGAATTGGGCAACCATCCACTAATTCTTTATCAGGATGGATTACAAACAAACTTAAAAATGCATTTTCACAAAGTCCAAATAACTCAGAACAAAATAATGTGAATGCCATGAATGCAGCTCCAAGTTCATATGATAATAGTTCTAATCCAAACGTATCATACGAAGGACCAGGAATTATTACGTCAGGGAATCCATTTGTTGGGCGTAAAGGTTATAAGCCACCTAATCAGAATGAACAAAATCAAGATGAAACTCAAAAAATGATCGAAAATTCATTACTAGATTGGTCTGATAATCCAGAGAATCCAGAAAGGACAATTAGAACAAATCAACCTACTTATGAAGAAAACATAGGGAAATTCAAAGGGACGGTTAAGCAAGGTGAAGAGGCTGGTAAGTATAGAGCCCAAGCACTTAATGACATAGGTAAGAGTCAGCTGGCATTAAGCAATTCTGGGGCCGCCTTACATAGAATGGCTGATATAATTAAAGATCCCGTAGTTGAAAACATGAGATCAAGAATTCCATTTTTTCAAGATAAGCAATTAAGTTATTTAGAGAAAATGGGCACAAAAGAAGAACAAAAAAAGATCGGTAACTTAATCGCAACCAGTGAACAAATCATTGCATCAGGTGTTCAAGCATTTGGCGGCAAGCCTTTAGTGCGTGAATTTGATTTGCTTCAACGGCAGAAGGTTAATCGAGATGACACCATACCGGTTGCAGAAGGTAAAGTGAATGCATCTATTGCACTACATGATATAGCTGAAAAGAAAAATGAAATCATTTCTGATTTGTTGCAGCAAGGAATGAATGAATCGGATGCTGTAAAGCAAGCTAACAAAATGGTTGATGTAAGTGCTATTGAACGTGAAACAGATAGATTGTTGCAAAGTAAAATCACAGAAGAAGACATAAAGCACATGATGGATAAATATAAAATATCCAGATCTGAACTTGAAAAAAGACTTAAGGCAGCGGGGCACATGTAATGGCTAGAGATTGGCTTGCTACTCCTAATATTAATAAAGCAGCGCCTCGCGATTGGCTGCAAGAGCCTGAGTCTCAGGAATCATTTGGTGCTTCAGCTGCTTATGCTGTACCACGGATTGCAGAGGATTTGCTACGTGCTGGATATAACGGCGCACAAAACATTCCTGAATATTGGAATAAAGCTAAAACAGAAATACCGGGATTACTCAACCCTATGAATACTATTCGTCATCCTATTGAAAGAGGGAAACAGGGACTTGCTGGTATTTTGGAATTAGGACAATCAATTAATCATGCACCTCATAACATTGCTCAATATGGGGCAAATAGATTACATTTAATTCCTCAGCAATGGGCTAATAATGTGCCCATGGCTCCAAGTTTAGATGAAGAAATTGAGAATTATATAGGTCAGCCAAAAAATCCAGGTGATGCATTGTTGAGGGGAATAGGCCGAAATGGTGATTTATTATTAGGTGGGAATGCCCTTTTAAAGTCTATACCTCATTTAACAAAGCGTGGTGCAACAAAAAAATTAAGAGCAGCTCAAAAAAAATTTAGTGATTTAGCTGAAAAAGAAGGAAATAATTTAAATAATTTATTAGATATCAATCCTGAGTTAATTGAAGATGCTCGCCAATATTTGCCTAATAATTTAGCCGAAAGAAATTTAATAAATGAATCTCATAATGCATATGATAAATTATTTAAGCTGCAATCTGATGTTGGGAAAATTTCTTCTGCAAGAACAGGAAAAATAAGATCTCTTTTTGCTCCTGAAACACATTTGAAAGGTATAGCCGGGATGCAATCAAGAAATAAATTGCTAGAGGCAATTCATGAGAACTTACAAAAAGAAGGTCATCATGATATTTCAAAATTATTACGCGAAGGACAAAATGATTTTAGGCGATATAGTGAATTCAAGAAGTATCCTAGGATTTTAGGAGGAGCTGCTGCTGCTTATGCTTTGCCTAGGAATCCATTGACTGATTTAATTAAAAATTTATGGCACGCACAATAATTAAAGATGCATACCATAAAATGGATCTGCTTTGCGTTTACGTTCAATGCGATCCATTATAATTGACACGATTTGTGTAGCACAATAACAAGTACATATGAGCGATAGTAAAGAAAACATGGTTAAACTCCTTTATGGTTGTTTAATTATAGAGCATAGATAGTATAAAAAGCAAGCATTATTTTTATTATCTAGAATGATATACAATAGGTAAAACCTCACAAGGATTGTGATTATGACACTAGCGTATTTATTGGCACCTATCCCAAAATGGGTGATTTTGAACAATGAGGGAACTGCTGCTGGTGGCGCTCAACTCTATACTTATCGTTCCTTAAATAAGATTCAGCCAAAGCCTGTATTTCAAGATCCAGGTGGAACCGAGCCATGGACAAATCCTATTTTATTTGATTTAAATGGTGTTCAGGGTCCATTTTATTGGGAAGTTGATAGCACGAATTTAAATGATACTTATTATCTTGAAGCCTATGATTCTGATAATAATTTATTATGGACAATAGATAACTATTTCCCGAATGGGACAGGTGGTGGCGGAGATGTTACAACCTATATCCCAATACAAAATTATATAACGAATAATCAGGTTATTAATCATATAGCGCCAACAGCTAGCCCTATTGCGTTAACTAATCTTGTAATTGCACCATCAAATCACCACGGATTTACACCAGCAGATGTTAACCCACTTGTTGCGACGTATGGAGTAGTGGGGCCAGATATACGGTTCATTAAAAATAACACCAGCGCCACAGATCAAATATCATTCCCATTATTTCCATTGTCCAGTGCTCCATTAGTTGGAGATGTGACCCCAGTCGATTATATTCGATATCAATGCACTAATACGCCAACCGGTGAGACTTATAAAAATTTCCAATTTCCTATAACGCAAAAGGTTAAAAACTTATCAAATCAGGCTATGACATTTACATTATGGGCCGCTGTTACAACAACACCCGTGACATTAAATATCTATTTGAGGCAATATTATGGATCAGGAGTCGCCGCAACTCCTGATACTAGGACGCTCATTGGATCATGCACTTTATCGACTACATGGACTCCTTTCACTATACAGTTTGTCGTTCCCAACGTTTCAGGAAATTCAATAGGAACGCCCGGTTTACAAACAAATGATGATGCCGTTTATCTTCAAATAGAAATGCCTCTGGGCGAGCCTTGTGATGTATTATTTACTAAGCCTTGTTTATTTTTAGGCGCCATTGATAATAATCTTGAATTTGACAGTTATGATCAAATTGATTCAATTGATTTAACTCCAAGAACAGGGGATATCAAGACAAGCTTATTAACGAATGCGCCCATGGGATGGGTTCCAATGAATGATGGGACAATTGGGAATATAGATTCCTCCGCTACATTAGTTGCTGCTGATTATGCGTTCCAATTGTATTCTACTATCTATTGTTCAGTTGTGGATGCATGGGCACCCGTAATAGGTGGACGTACTGCACCTGGAAATACAATGGCTGCTGCTGTAACAGATTTTCTTGCTCTAAAACCACTCACATTGCCTAGGTCGCTTGGACGCGCTTTGGCTGGAGCCGGAGCCGGTCAAGGATTGCCGACTTATGTACTAGGTGAATATGAAGGTGCGGCAACATCTACAGCACTGATAGAGCATTCACACACAGCGACTACGGGCGGATTTTTTCAAGTTGGAAGTACAACAACAACGGGTGGAGGAACTGGAACTAACTTTACTGTAGTTAGTGCAACATCGCCCGCTGGATCAGGTTCTTCGTTTAGTCTTTTGCAGCCAACAAGTTTCTTCAATGTATTCATAAAACTTTAAAAAGGAGCCTAAACAATGGCTGTTCAGTTAGTAAATGTTCCCGCATTAGATCCGAACTCCTATACAGGGCCTACGCGTGTGATGGCTGGTGTTGCTAGAACAGGCGACGTGTCTCTAGATAGCTTCTATGGATATAATGGCTCTGTAGAGTTCGCACGCTGGCTTTATGTAGGTGCAACAGGTAATGTTTCATATATGAAATGGGATGGAACAAATCAGACTCTTGTTGGATTGGCAGCTGGCGCATGGCACCCCGTATTCTCTATAAAAGTGAATTCATCAGGTACTACGGCTACTAATCTGGTATGGGGAAGCTAGTTGTTTTAGGGATAATAAATTAATCAATTAAAAGGACTTTAAAAATGACATCTACATTATCACAAACTGTATTCTCACCTTGGTTAACTCCTGCTCGTCTAGTTTCAACATCAAATATTGTGGGTCAATATTACAATGGTCCTTCTAATAATGGCGTAGGCGCCACATTAACTATTGCTGATACTTCTTTAACTGTTGACAGTGTTGAAGTGAATGTGGGCGATAGATTATTGCTTCAATTGCAAACTACAGCTTATGAACAAGGCATTTATATTGTATATAGTATTGATACAACTGTTGTTTTACAACGCGCCGCAGATCAACAATCATTAGAGCAAATGAAGGCTGGTCAATATTTAGCAATCTCTGCTGGGCTTTCAGGCGCAGGCTCTTTATTTACATTAGTAGAGCCATTGCCAGAATTCATAGGATTAGATCCTATTAATTTTATATCTTCAGTAGCTAGTGGAAGCGGTACAATTAATGCAGGTGGTGCAGGTGAAATTGCTTATTATGAATCAAACGGAACTACATTATCTGCGTTGACAGTAACAGGCAGTGGTTCAGCTGTTAAACAAGAAGGCCCATCAATTGTTTCACCATCAATTAATACGATTTATGATTCAAATAACAATGAGATATTAAATCTTATTGCCGTAACAGATGCCGTTAATTACTTAACAATGAGCAATTCAGCGGGTGAAGTTGTGACAATTGGAACGGCTGGTACTAGTCCAAATGTGGCATTGCAGCTTGAATCAAGCGGCGTTGAATCTATGTATTTCTCAACCGGTGTTCCATCTTCTGGCGCTTCTCTTATTTTTGCAACAGGTACTAGTTCTCGGCATATTACAAATATGGTCTTTGCTGATACTAATGTCGCACAAACAATCACATGGCCCGATGCAACAGGCACCTTAGCACTTGTTGGAGAATCAGTTACATTTTCTGGTTCGCCTTCAGTTGCTAATGATTTGGCCGTGTTTTCAGATACATCAGGCAACATTAAGGAACAATCAACAGAGGGCGCTAACTTGCCTTATGGTTTAACCATAGCATCAGGTGATGTATCTTTAACAGAAGGAACCGTTGTTGCGTTATCCGCTGAATTAAATCTAATTTATACGGGTGCAACACTAGCGGCTATGGTTGATCCAGGTAGTTCTGTCATTACAATTGCCCCAGGCGCAACGAATACAGCAACTATTACGATCCAACTAAAAGATGGTTCAGGAAATAACATCACACGTAGTGTAATGTTTGT